ATCCGCTGGCGAGGGTCAAGAGTTTATAACGGCTCGAGACACTAAGCTTCCAATACTCAAAATACTTTATGCCAACTCTCCGGTATTAAACGAAGATGATGGTAAGTATATTGAGACAGCCAAACAAGGCGATATCTACAATGAAGTTACAGGTAATCTGTGGAAAGGAAAAGAAGGTATCATTGTAGTTCCTTGTTTATATATCAACACTTTTAATGAGTGGAAAGACAGAGGCGACAGTCCTGGACGACCTGTAAAAATACATACCGATCCAGCGATTATGTCAGAGACTACTAGAGGTGATGATAATAAGGATAGGCTACCTAGTGGTAACTATGTCGAGGATACTGGGAATCATTTTGTTTTTATCTTAGATAAAGACTATATCCCACAAGAACAGGCATTAATTACTATGAAGTCAACTCAAAAGAAGAAATCTAAAACTTGGAATTCTATGATGCAAACTCGTAGAATGAAAGGTTCTAGAGGTTTCTTTAGACCGCCTACTTGGGCGACTACTTATAAGTTGACGACTACTAAAGAATCCAATTCTCAAAATCATTGGTATGGATGGGTAGTAGAGTTTGATAGGTATCTTGCTGCTACACCACATGTTAAGACTCTTGAGATTACTCGCGAGTTTTATAACAGTGCGAAGGCAATGGATATCTTTGGTAAGGTTGATTATTCGTCAACGGATATAAATCAGGAAACTAAGAAAACTGCTACACCGTTCTAAAGATGCTCCAACGGTTAGTAGATCTTTTTGAAGGGGATCCTGACAAGTTCATTACGACTTCTCTGACAGGGGAAGTCGATGAACGAGGGAAGCGCCAAGCTGAATATCGCACGGTTCACGAACCTGTGACGAAAAAGGTTTGGCAATCCCATTTGGACGGAGTAACTCGTATGGGTCTCCGTCCAGAAAACAATGACAAAGTTAAATGGGGCTGTATTGACGTAGACCCCGGCACCTATAAAAATTATTCTCAAAAAAAATATGTTGATATTATAAAAGAGTATCAACTTCCCTTAATTCCAGTTAAATCTAAATCTGGAGGACTACACTTATTTTTATTTTTAAAAGATTGGGCATCAGTAGATGATGTCCGTAAAAAACTAGATGAATGGAATGATACTTTTTTTATGGCTAATGAAGTATTCCCAATGAATAAAGCAGTAACAATGCCATACTACAAAATGAACGCAACAGTAGAATTTGCATTTGATGATAACTCAAATCCGTTGATGATAGGAGCCTTTTTAGATCTAGCAGAACAACGAAGACTAACAGTAAAGGAATTATACAACTTAAAAACAAATGCATATGAACCTGAAGCTGATTGGCAGCACTATCCTCCTTGTGTTCAGAAACTTATAACAGAACCTTGGCCATCTAACAATCGTAATAATTTCTTATTTAATGTAATGATATTAGAAAATAAAAAAACTGATGGAAATTTAGATCTTAAAACATTTCAAGAGATAGCCATTCAGAGAAATAAACAATGTTTTCTTAAACCTTTAAGTATTAATGAGGCTAAAGCTGTAGCTAAATCAGTTAAGCAAAGTAGCTATCATTATAAATGTCCCCCTAAACATAATGAGTTAGCACCTATTTGTAATAAAGAACTATGTAAACTTCGTAAGCTAGGGATAGGACCGCAGGTTCCTGACATCATGGATGAGTTTGAAGATATTATTTTTACCCGAGACTCTAAGACTATTTATTTTAGTTTCACTTACAAAGAACAACGGATCACGGTGGAACCCGAAGACATGCGTGATGAAAAATGTTGGAGAATTAAATTATTAAAGTATGGGTTATATTGGATGACTCTTCCAAGACAAAGAAAAGGCCCACCTTTGTTTGAACTAATGTTACAAGAACTTACTAAAAGAGCCATTGAAAATGAACAAGCTAAATATACCGATACAATAGAAGAAGAAAAATACGATGTGCTAAAAGCTTTTTTTGAACAAACAATTGAACAAGATGATTTTGACAAACTTAAGGACGGTTATGTTGTTTTAGATTCTAAAACCAATATGTGTTATTTTAAAAGAAGTACACTTAATAATTGGTTATCCCGTCCTGGAAATAAAAAATTTAAAAACACTATGGAAGCATTCCAATTATTAGGCTGCAAACGACATGACTATTTTGAAGGGGTACAAAATGTGTGGTATGTGACTATGCCTGAATTTGTAAACCATGTTAAGATAAAACAAACTACAAAGAAGAAAACCACAACGGAGCTAGACGATGAATTCCATACCGGAAAATTCAGAACTACAGAATCTAAAAAGCCTATACCACAAAACGATTAAAATTTTTGGACCCCCAGGCACAGGTAAAACCCACACACTTATTGAAAGAGTACTTAAACGACATTTAAAAAAAGGTGTTAATCCAAATGAAATAGCTTTTATTTCTTTTACTAATAAAGCAGTTAACACGGCGGTGGAGAGAGCATTAAAAGCTTTTCCTAAATACAACACTAACGATTTTGAAAGATTTAAAACACTTCATAAATATTGCAGAAGATATTTTGAAGAGGAAGTCTTTGATCCTAAAGATTGTATGATTGATTATGCATTACAAACTAAAATTGTTAAGAGTAGTGATAAGCGATTAGCTGATGATAACTTTACTTATAAAGATTGGTCTTTGTCTATTTATAGTAAAGCTAGAAACATGTTAGTTAATCCTACTGAAGTTTATAAAAGAGAATCTTACAAAAGAGATTCTCTTGATGTCTTTATAAGAAAAATAAAAACTTATGAAAATTATAAGAAGTCTGGAGGGGAAAGATCCTTTATAGATTTTGATGATATGATTGAAAGAGCAATTGATGAAGTAAATTTTCCACCACTTAAAATATTAATACTGGATGAAGCTCAGGATTGTACTCCATTACAATGGTCTGTCATTTACAAAATGGCAGATAAGATAGATAGAATTTATTTAGCAGGAGATGATGACCAAGGAATATATAAATGGAATGGTGCTGATCCTAAATATTTCACTACTTTCTTCCCAGGTCGAAAAGTTAAATTAAGAAAAACAAAAAGGTTTGGAGAAGCTGTGCATCACTTCTCTCAAATTATTAGACGAGGAATATTAGATAGTGAAGAAAAAGATTACGAACATGTAGATAAAAAAGGATTTGTAAAAAGATATTTAAATTTTAAGGAGATTCCTTTTTCTCAATTAGAAGGAACTTGGTACATCTTAGGAAGAATTAATAGCACAGTAAATGAATTAAGAATGGTAGCCAAAGATGCAGGATTATATTATTCCGATAATGATAATAATAAATGTTTTGATCCTTCTCAATGGGAAGCCATTAAAGCTTGGACCAGAATCTCTTCCGGTAAAAAAATAGATAAACGTCAAGCAGAAAAAATGTATAAGTATATTAGAGAACTTAAAAGTCCAGACTACAGAGCTACTAAATTTTGGATTAATGAACCTGATTTTAAAGAATATAATTTTAAAGATTTAAAAGAATGGTGTGGATTAGATCTACCTGATGAAGCGCAGCAGAAACAATGGTGGTGGATTTTAAGAAGAAATTTTACTCCACGACAAATTATTTATTTTTTAAGACTCCTTCGTCGGTATGGTCAAAAACAACTCGATGAAGACCCTCAGATTATTATTGATACAATTCATTCAGTAAAAGGTGGAGAAGCCAATCATGTGGTTTTATATGGGAAAGGAAATTTTCCCTCCAACTTTAAAAGTAAAACAAAACAAGAAAAAATTGATGAAAAAAAGGTCTGGTATACAGGTGCAACTCGTGCTAGAGATACGATTCATTTATTAACAACGGATTATAAATATAATTATCCGTTAGGAGCAGATTATTTAGTTTATGTCCAAGAACAAACCAGATAAGCAGTATTATCAAGACTTAAAAAATATGATAAAGAAAATTAAAAAAGAAACTGGGTGGAAAGATATATTAAAAATAACAGAAGAAGCTCAGATAAGATTGAATAGGAAAGAGAAAAAGGATGACGGACAAAGACCTCTTTAAAGGAACTACTTATGATAGTTTAGATAAGCAGGTAGATGGCGACCACTACAAAGGAATGAAAATTCAGCCAGCACAATTCATAAATGAAAATAATCTTCCCTTCGCCGAAGGAAATGCAATTAAATATATTTGCAGACATAAA